GTGTCACCTGACTCAACATACTTAACATACAGAGTAACATAACCCTTAGTAGACTCTGTAGAAGGGATAGAATATAATACTTTTGCCTTAATACCTGTAGTAATACCCTCAATAATCTGTCCAGTTAACTGGGTACGATACGTCTCAACGTCTACCCCTAGGAATGATTGTTGAAGTACAATTGCTTGCACCTGAAGGTCATAACCCACCTGACCTGGTATAACCATACTTCCTTCTTTGAAGAAGTGCTGTCCGACAGACTCCAACTGGTTTTGCAGTATGGACTGCATGGTCGTGAGCTCACGTGCCTGTATCGGATATCCTGGTCTAAAGAGGACTCTGTAAAAATTCTTGTCCTTATCAAAGTCATCAAAGTAAGGACTAATGTTTAAATTAGTATTCTGTGGCATGTCTTTAGAACTCGATTACGATTTTGATGTCTTCAATTTGGTCTCCAGCACGAGTAATTGCTCCTCTGTTATCTATGTAGATGACATCGCCTGAGTTAGGATCAACTTCTGCTTTTGCATAACCATTAGTAAATGCCATACCTAGGTCATACTCAGCATTATTAATAACCCTCGTAGAGGATCCAGAAACAATGGGGAAGTTAATATCTGGGTCAGCAGATGCACCTGAGATAGCACCCACAATTGGGTTACCACCTTCAAACTCGATTAAGTTACCAGTGAATTCAGGGAAGATACCATCAATTCTATTCTGATAATACTTAAGCACTTTAGTAGTTGCATTCCATGATATAACACGTCCTCTTGCCGTTACCTGTTGACCACCAACAGTACGAGACTGGGTTATAATCTCGTCAGTCTGGAAGTTTCCAGTAAACGTAGGTGCAAATATTGCAGCCTTTGTGGCACTTAATGTCAGGTCAGACGTTAATTCCTGAGTACCAAACTTGTTAGGATTAATTACCAAACCAATACGACGATAGTCGTTGTCAGTTGGGAAGTCACCAGATCCTTCATCGTAGGTGAACTTAGTGTTAATCATTACACGGAAACCACCCAACTCAGTTGCAGGGGATTTACCATGTCCTCCTACTGGAGGTATGACAACCTCAACGCTACCACCAGTACCTGTTCCAGCACCAATACCGTTGACTTCATCGATGATTACTTTACCAAAGGTGTATCCAGATCCACCAGATGTAACAGTAGCAGAGGCAATACGACCACCATCTACAACAAGTGAAACCCTACCACCAACTCCGTCTCCTTTAATAGGGACGTTTTCATAGGTACCGTTGTTATAACCTGCACCAGATGATCCAATAACAATAGTATCAATTTCTCCACCGATAGCATCAGCTACAACAGCAGTGTCAAACAACACTGGCATGTATTCGTTGGAGAAGAATTTTAAGACTTGACCAACAGGGATCGTAAACATATACTTCCAACGGTAACCATCAGCAGTTGTGATAATTGAAGTGGAGGTGCCAGTAGGCTCAACAGTACTAGGTTTACCATTAGGATCACTAGGACTGGTGCCGTTGTATATGCACTTGTAAACTTGATAAGACGAGTTAACAACGTAGAAATCTGCGTCGTATAACTTCGTAGCACCTGACGATGCCGTTTTAGTCGAGGAGTAATCATGACGATACATATCATAAACATAACCCAGACCACCTGTGGTTTGCTCTGGGGGAATCCAGTCAGTACGACGGATAACCTGAATGGTGTCATTTGCTAACACCCTCTTCAGGGAGATCATATCCGAATAGTCATCGGAAAATTCTTGGAATGAATCTACTGGGTCTGGAGGTGCGTTTTCGTTATCCCATGGTTGTGGTCTACCGATAAACACATAAAGGCGATCCCGACTAGTACCCGCTTCCAGGTCAGACTGAGTAGGATTAGGCCCTTCAAGTGCCTTTCTGAACCTTTCGGCAGTAAATATTCTAAATTGGTCGGTAAGTAATGCCATTACTATACAATTGCCTTCTTTTTATTTATGTGGGTTATTCACCCTCGTTTCGGGAGAATGTATTATATTCAACAGCTTTGATGTTGGCTAATGCTCCAGAAGTATTACCTCTAAGCACTTCACCTACATTAAACTTATAAGTGTCACCATTAGGTATTAAACTCTTAACACTAATAGTGTATTGACCTGTCTTAGGTCCAGATATCCTACTAACAGAAGTGCTCTTAACACCAGTTGTTACACCTTCTAATACCTCAGCACCCGAAGGACTGCTCTCAACGGTATGTAGGTTCTGTGTAGTATATTCTATGATTATATCAGCAGTAGATGTATGAGTATCACCATCTCCTAATTGACCAGCAGCCTGTACTGTTGCAACTAATGCATTCTGACTACCGTCATATATCTGATCCCCTATCTGTAATAGGGTGGTGTTTTGTCCACCAAGAGTCTCCTCTATACCATATTTAGACGATGCAATACCACCATCTAGATTAATCTGGTTTTCAAAGTCTGTACCAGTGTTAACAAGGTCAATGATACCATCACCAAATCTTTGTACACCTTCACTATCAGTATACTCTTCATCATCATCTTCAAATGCTCTATTGAGGATGAGTCCTAGTGGTACAGTGAAAGTAACAATGTCACTTCCTTCCTTTTCAACTAAAACGTGAGGCTCAATACCTGTGCCAGATGATCCAGAAGTACCTGCAACGAATGCTATATTCTTTGCTTTCTCATTAGATCTACCAGCATCAATGAATGCTAATTCATCAACCTCAAAGGTTAAGTAGAGTGCTCTTTGAGCAACATCCCAGTCATATACAATAGCAACTCGGTTGTTAGATGACTCTTCAACCCTTCTTACTTTGTCAGTAACACTAAAACTATAAGCAGATAACCCAGTATTAGGATCATCCTGTAAGTTATCTAATATAACCTTCTGGTCAAAACGGAAGTTAATACCTCTATCACATCCAGTGAAAGCATCGTATGTTGCACCGTCTACACCAGCTTCAAGTTTACCTGTATATCTAACTAACTCTCTACCAAGTAGGATTTTACCTGAACCTGGGAAAGGAGCAGTAGTTTCAACTGGTATTTCTGTTTGACTTGATGTTAGATCAGATGTTATACCTGTAAGGTTATATGTAACTGCATTTAACGACTGTCTAACTCTTGCTTCTCTAATAAGGTTAGTATCCCTAGTAAAGATAATCTCTGGAGGTGTGCTATATCCACCGCCACCTGCCAAGAGGTCAATGTTTGTAATCTTTCCGAGGTTAATAAACGCTTCGGCCGTTGCACCAGATCCACCGCCTTTTATTATCTGTATAAGAGGAGGATCTTCAAAGAATTCACCCTGATTTGTTAGAGTAATAGATGTAACCTGACCAAATGGATTAACAGCAGCAACACCAGTTGCACCCTGTCCTCCACCACCTGAAATGATAAGGTTAACGTCCTCTTCAGTGTAGTTTCTACCTTGCTCTTCAATAGAAAGACCAGTTATCAATCCTGTTACTGGTACTAACTCAGACCCTGATCCACCACCACCTTCAATACGAGCAGTAGCATCAAAATAACCATCACCAGGTGTGGTCATCTGAATGAAATCTATACTACCGTCTTCTTTAAGGTAGACTATACCATCTGCATGGTTATCTGATCCATCATCTTCAATTACCAATCTTAATGGGTTATATCCTTCACCAGGATCTAACACCTCAACAGCAGTAATCTCCCCTGCTTCACCTTCTATGACAGGTCTTAGTACAGCATCCCTAATAGGCGTACCACAATTGTCAATACGAAGTCTAGGTGGATCATTAGGATCATAACCACTACCAGGACTAATCACATAGACATCCCTTACCCCTGATATACTATTAAATACAGGGAATATTTGTGCTCCAGATCCAGGGACTGTTCTTGCCATATTAGACGATTACTATATTACCAACCATTGCAGGATGGAGTGTGCATTGATAAACATAGGTTGTGCCAGCAGCAACATTTTGAGGCACAGTATAATATTGGACTCCTGTAGTAGATCCAGTAACACCAACAGATAAAGCAGCACCACCTGCTGACTGTCTCAATTCAAATGGGTGTGCTACACCTGATGAATTATTAAATCTGTATGTAAATCCTCTATAAACATAGATTGTTGGATTATTTGCTGATGAATCCATACCACCACCTGAGAATTGATAATCAGACATGGTAGGTGCAGTAACTGTAAAACCAACTGTAGGACTTACTACAGGATCCCATGAAGTACCATTGTATATGATATTGTTATTATTGGCAGGAGTAGAAGAGGTATAAAGATCTGCGTTTACAGTCAACGTATCTGCTGTTGCAGCAGTTGTAACTCCATTACCACCCGCTACAGTTAATGTAGTAGTTGCACTTCCAGCAGCAGTTGTACCAGAATCACCAGCGATTGTCTGGAATATATTCTGTGATACGTTTGGAGCGTCATTGGTTATTGTGAGGTTATCTCCAGAGATAGCAGTAGATACTCCAGTGCCACCAATGATATTAATAGTAGCAGTAGTGCTACTTGCTGTCTTATTTCCTGAATCACTTCCAATTACACCATAGGCATTTTGGTTTGCATCACCCAATGCCCCTGTCATGTTTATTGTGAGGGTGTCTCCGACGATTGAAGTCGAGATTTCAGTGCCTCCCGCAATTGTAAGAACATCAGTAGGAGCACTAGCAGTAGTACTACCAGTGTCAGCAGTGATTCCTTCAAATAAGTTTTGAGTTGTACCACCGCCTCCACCAGATCCTGCCTCATCATTAGCAGGCTCCCATTTAGTATTTGAAGCGGACCATTTAAGTACTTGACCATCACTCGGACCTCCACCGACTGTCATATCTACGTCATCAAGCATCCCTACACTACATGTCGTGTCTATTATTTTAGTCCACGCTGTATTAGTTGCATAGTATGCAGCAGCCTCATCGATAACAACACCAAACATTCCTTTATGATCAG